TACAGCGGCGGGGACAGCGAACTCGGTCAAGAGGAAACGGTGGGCGGTTATGTGCAGAACATGGTGGAAGTGTTCCGTGAGGTGCGCCGCATCCTGCGCGATGACGGTACGCTGTGGCTCAACTTGGGCGACACCTATGCCGCAAACCGCACATATCAGGTACGCCAGTCCGTACAGGGCGAGTACTGCACGAATGACGAGCGGTACGGCGGCAGGGGCAGCAAGGTTCCTGAAGGATTGAAGCCCAAGGACTTGATCGGCATTCCGTGGCGGGTGGCATTTGCCCTGCAAGCAGACGGGTGGTATCTGCGTCAGGACATCATCTGGCACAAGCCCAACCCCATGCCCGAAAGCGTGGAAGACCGCTGCACCAAGGCACACGAATACATTTTCCTGCTGTCCAAGAAGCCAAAGTACTATTACGATCACGAAGCAGTAAAAGAACCTGTTGCTGGCAGCACCGTAAACAGGCTTTCTCAAAAGAATTTGCCCAATCAAAACGGAAGCACCCGTGTTCCCGGAAAGACCAACGGCAACATGAAGGCTGTTGGCAACACGGAAACCCGCAACCGCAGATCGGTATGGACAGTCACCACAAAGGGCTACAAAGGCGCACACTTTGCGGTGTATCCTGAAGACCTGATCGTGCCGTGTGTGCTTGCAGGATGCCCGGAGAATGGCACGGTGTTTGACCCATTCACGGGCAGCGGCACAACTGCCGTGGTTGCACTGAAGAACGGACGCAACTACATCGGAACCGAACTCAATCCCGAATATGTGAAACTCGCAGAGGAGCGGATACGGGAATCCGTTCCAAATACACTTGAGGAGATTTTTGAATGAGCAATTTCAAGCCAATAGGAAAATGGATTTGGGTAAAGTCTCACCTTGGCGGACAGACTGAGACTGAAGCCGGGATCATTTACAATGAAGTAGTGAAATCTCGCTACATTTGGGGCACGGTTGCGGCAATCGGTGATAAACTAACGGAAGACATTCGTGTGGGCGACCGTGTGCTGTGGGACAGAACGCAGAACAAGGGTCAAGGACACGAAGACAAGGACATGGTTCATCAGGACTGGATTGCACTCGTTGAGCGTTAAGGAGCATCGTGGACTTCTACACTTCCGTTGACATTCGTGGCAAGAGCATCCTGTACCGAGGATGGAAGAACGGGCAGAGGCAGCACCTCCGCATTCCGTTCTGCCCCACGCTGTATATCCCTGCAAAGGAGCGGGGCGAGTTTACCACCGTCAACGGCAAGCCTGTGCAGCCCGTGCAGTTTGATGACATCGGAGAAGCGCGAGAGTTCATTGACCGCTTCAAGGATGTGTCCAACTACGAAGTCTACGGCAACACCAATTTTGTTTACCAGTATCTGTACAAGGAGTTTCCCACTGAAGTGGACTACGACTTCAGCAGCCTCCGCATAGCAAACTTGGACATTGAAACATCGTGTGACGGCGGTTTTCCCACGCCAGCCTCTCCCACGGAGAGGGTTATTGCAATCACGGTTTCAATGGGCGACAAGACCTATGTGCTAGGCTTGGGGGACTTTCACATTGAGGGAGAGGGAGTTACTTGCATCCCATACGATGACGAGCGCGAACTGCTTGAGGGATTCGTGTCCCTGTGGCGGCAGATCGACCCCGACATCGTGACAGGATGGAACATCCGCTTCTTTGACATTCCGTACCTTGTGGCGCGGATGAATCATCTTGAAGAAGGATGGGGTAACTCCCTCTCTCCGTGGGGGCGGTTGCGGGAAACCACCGTGAACCGCATGGGACGGGATCAGACCGCGTATGTGATCAGCGGCGTAGCCACTCTTGACTACTTTGAACTGTACCAGACTTTCACCTATGTGAAGCAGGAAGCGTATTCGCTGAACCATATTTCCAAGGTGGAGTTGGGCGAAGAGAAACTGTCGTATTCCGAATATGAGACACTTCAGGAGTTCTACACGCAGAACTTTCAGAAGTTCATGGAGTACAACTTCCAAGATGTGCGGCTCGTTGACCGCTTGGAAGCCAAACTGAAACTCATGGAACTGGCTGTAGCCCTTGCGTATTCGGCACGGGTGAACTTTGAGGATGTGTTTTCTCAAGTCCGCACATGGGATGCAATCATCCACCACCATCTGATGAGCAAGGGGATGGTGATCCCGCAGAAGACCGACCACAAGAAGGACGATCAGTACGCGGGTGCGTATGTGAAAGACCCCCTTGTGGGCAAGCACGATTGGGTGGTGAGTTTTGACTTGAACTCCCTGTATCCCCACCTCATCATGCAGTACAACATCTCGCCCGAGACAAAGGACACCAATCCTGTGTGGCGGCGGAACTCCATCAATCCCGACTCCGTGTTGAGCAGGAATCGTGGAGAGACAGTAAAGACTTTCATTGATCCTGCGGAATATCTCAACAGTGCAAAGAGCAGCAGCGTTTCTGTTGCGGCAAACGGAATTGCTTTCCGAAAGGATCGCCAAGGCTTCCTGCCCGAACTCATGGAGAAGATGTACGCGGAACGCAAGCACTTCAAGGGGCTGATGATCGCGGCACAGAAGCGGTTGGTGGAATTGGACAAGAGTGCATCCCCGGAAGAGAGGCGCAAGATCGAATACGACATTTCAAAATACCACAACTTTCAGTTGGTTCGCAAGATTCAGTTGAACTCCGCATACGGCGCAATCGGCAACCAGTATTTCCGGTTCTTTGATGTGGAACTGGCAGAAGCCATTACCCTGTCGGGACAGTTGAGCATCCAATGGATCGGTGAAGCACTGAACCGATTCCTGAACAAGATTCTCCACACGGAGGGCGAGGACTATGTGATCGCGTCCGACACCGACTCCGTTTACCTGAAGTTGGGAGGAATCGTTGACAGTTCGTACACGGGAGAGCGCGACCCGCAGAAGGTGGTGGATTTCCTGAACAAGTTCTGTGAGCGAGTGCTGCAACCTTACATCGACAAGCAGTTCGCTGAACTTGCGGCAATTATGAATGCGTATCAAAACAAAATGTCAATGGGACGCGAAGTCATCGCGGAGAAGGGCGTGTGGACTGCGAAGAAGCGGTATATGCTGTCTGTATGGGACGCGGAAGGCGTTCGCTACAAGACTCCCAAGTTCAAGATCATGGGCATGGAGACTGCCCGTTCGTCCACCCCTGCGTATGTCCGCAAGGCACTGAAGACGGCAATTGAGTTGGTACTCATGCAGGACGAGACAGCACTTCAGAAGTTCGTAAAGAAAACGGAAGAGGAATTCAAGTCCCTGCCCGTGGAAGATGTCTCGTCCCCTCGCGGAGTTTCCAACATGGATGAGTACAGTTCCGACTCATCCGTGTACAGGAAAGCCACGCCCATCGCGGTGAAGGCAGCACTGCTGCACAATCACTTTGTGAAGAAACTCAAACTCGGTCGCAAGTATCGGTTGATCGGTGAGGGCGAGAAGATCAAGTTCATCTACCTGAAGACACCTAACCCAATTCGTGAAAGCGTGATCGGATTCACTACTTCACTTCCAAAAGAATTCGAACTTCACAAATACATCGACTACGATACCCAATTCGACAAGACATTTCTTGAACCGCTCCGTGCCATCACCGATGCGGTGGGATGGAACCCGGAGGAAACGAATAGTTTGGATTCGCTTTTTGCTTGACCGTTCGATACATACTGTAACCCTTAACAATGGAGACTATATGATTACCAAGATTCTGAAGATGCGTAGTGGAGAAGAAATTATTGCCCGTATCAACGAGAAGTTCACGGGTGACAAGGTGACAGCATACACACTCAAGAACCCGTGCATGTTGGTTCCCATGCCCGGTCGTGGCGGTCAGGGAGCAAGCCTTGCCATCGTGCCGTGGATGGCATCGGTAAAGCAGGATCAGGGTTTCGACATCCCGGCTGACGCTGTGCTGTTCACTGCTGAACCTCTTGAAGACCTTGCAAACGAATTCAACAGCGCGTTTGGTTCCGGTCTTGTGGTTCCAACCAAGGAAATGGCAGTGCCATCGCTCAAGTTGACCACTTGAGATGATCTCAACCACACACAAGACTTATATTTGTGAACTCCTGCGGCAGCGCAAGGAGTGGTTGCAGAATGAAGTAAAGCGATTGACCCTTGACAAGCAAGGATCATTGGCTATCATTGAAGAGTACATCCGAGAGATGGAACTCATAGACGAAACGCGAAAGGTGCTATCAAAATGAAACTGAAGGATATTCTCAAGGCAGCAGGCAACAAGTACGCAACCGTGGCTTCCGATGGATTGGAAGGCAGCGATGTAAAGGGATTCGTGTCAACGGGATCGTATGCGTTCAACGCACTCCTGAGCGGGTCGATCCACGGCGGCATTCCCGATAACAAGATCATTGCGCTTGCAGGAGAGCAAGCCACGGGCAAGACCTACTTTGCCCTGAATGTGGTGCGCGAGTTCTTGCAGAACGATCCCAAGGCAATGGTGCTGTATTTTGACACGGAGCAAGCCATTACTTCCGATCTGCTGCGGGATCGGGGCATCGACACCGACCGCGTGGCTGTGCTGCCCGTGGCTACGGTGGAGGAGTTCCGCCACCAGTGCGTTCTGTCCGTGGACAAGTATCTTGAGGACGACAAGGATTCTCGTCCCCGCATGATGATCGTGCTTGACTCCCTTGGAATGTTGTCCACCGAGAAGGAGATGAACGACACTGCCGAGGGCAAGAACACCCGCGACATGACTCGCGCACAGGTCACCAAGGCAGCGTTCCGCGTCCTTACCATCAAGTTGGGTCACGCACGGATTCCACTCCTGATGACGAACCACACCTACGATGTGGTGGGTGCGTATGTGCCCACGAAGGAAATGGGTGGCGGCAGCGGTCTGAAGTATGCCGCGTCCACCATCATCTACCTGTCCAAGAAGAAGGACAAGGTGGACAACGAGGTGGTGGGCAACATCATCCACTGCAAGGCGTACAAGAGCCGCCTCACAAAGCAGGACAAGATGGTGGATGTCCAGTTGAACTTTGAGACAGGGCTAAACAAGTATTACGGACTGTTGGATATTGCCCTGAAGCACGGTATCTTCAACAAGGTGTCCACGAAGATTCAGTTGCCTGACGGCAAGACCGCGTTTGAGTCGCAGATCAACAAGAACCCCGAGAAGTACTACACCGAGGACATCTTGAAGGCTATCGACATTGCCGCAAAGAAGGAGTTCTGCTACGGCAAGGACGAGGCACAGGCAGCACTGGACAAGTTGGCTGAACTTGACGAGGAGATTGGACTCACTTGAGCCAAACCGAAAAAACCATCCTATCAGGGCTGTTGAACGATCCCGAGTTCTGCAAGCGGGTGATCCCGTTCTTGCAGGAGGAATATTTCCTTGATCGGGTTGACCGAGCGGTGTTCCATTCGGTAAAGGATTTCGTGAACCAGTACAAGGGCGTTCCCACAAAGGAAGCCCTCCTGATAGCGTTGGGCGACAACAAGAGCCTGACCGAAGACGAGTTCGGCAAGTGCAAGACCCTTGTTGCCGAGATGAGCAAGACCCCCAAGC